TTTAATGTAATGGAATCCTTTGCAAGCGTCAAGAAGTTTGTTGCAAACTTTTGATCTTGTTCTTTGCGTCTTCTGCCCCCTTGCACACCAGCACCTCGTAATCCAAGCCTTTCAAGTATGCAATCCAGTCCTTCTGCTCTGCGCTGACTGAGCCACCTTTTTGCCGCTTCATCTCGATCCACAGTGCCCAAGCTGGGATGAAGAGATCGGGCACTCCAGCGCAGACCCCCTCAACCTTTAATCTGGCGGCTGTTGAAATGCTTCTGGCCCCCCCGTTAGGGATGGCGAAAATCCTAACCCCAGGGTAGGTCTGGCGGAACCACATCACCAGTTCGCGCTGCTCAAAATGTTCGGTGGGGATCAAAAGGGAATTACCTCAAACCAGACATCACAGGCGTTTTCGGTGCCCAAGAACTCAACTGGCGGCTCTGCGTCAAACTTCTCGCACTTGCCGTTCTCGTCGTAGTGGTCACAGCTATGGCAACACCTTGGCGGCCCACCACGGATGTTCTGTAGGTAGTCAATAAGGAACTGAGGCGGCTTCGGTTTCATTCCATTCTCTCCGTAGTATTTTAAAAAACTTCCCCTCGCGCTTGTACTCAATCAGCCGAGGCGGTTGTGAATCCCGCATGGCTGCAACCGCTTCATCTAGGCCCACCGGCTTGCTATCCACACCGGCGTTCTTGGCCATAGTGACGAACAACAGAGCAGCCTTCTGGCCTGCATACCCCTCGTGCATCACAGCCAAATACTCCGTCACAGTAGGCTCACTCAAGCCCCCGTAGTACGTTACAGCCAGCATCTCCTTGCCGCTGGCCTTGCTCGTGTGCTTGCGCCATGCCCAGGCCCGTACATTCATCTCCAGACCTTGCACCCCCATGATGTCGTCCAGGTGAAGTGTCAGATCTTTCTTAACTGGGGGAGGAAAAGGCGTACCGCAGGCCGGGCACTTTTGAGCCGAGATAGCACACAGCTCGTTGCATACCTCACAGACCTTGACCGGCGGCTCACCATTGCCTGATCCAGCCTTCTTTGGTGGCTGCACGTTGGTGATGGGGCCATGCGTACTGACTACCCCGGCAAAGTCCAGCACCAAGCAATGATCGGTATGGCTCTTGGGGCGAAGACCTCGACCAGCCATTTGAACGTAAAGGCTGGCTGACATGGTGGGGCGCAGCATGGCAATCAGATCAATATCCGGATAGTCAAAGCCTGTCGTCAGGACATTGGCGTTTGTCAATGCTTTGATCGCCCCAGCCTTATACATCTTGAGCAGATTCTCACGCTCGGCCTTCGGTGTCTCACCAGTGATGCAAGCCGCACCCACGCCATAGGCTTTAAGCGTCTGGGCCACTGCCTCCGCATGTTTCACCCCGGCGCAGAAGAACAGCCATGCCTTGCGGTCCCCTGCCAAACGCAAGACTTCTTTAACAGCAGCCGTGTTGTTAACGTCCGTGTTAACAGCAGCTTGCAGCTCTGACTCAATGTACTCTCCGCCCCTCTTGTTAACCCCGTCAACATTTAACTGCAACGTGTTAAATTTTGAGCGTAATTTCGACAGGTGGCCTTTGCGGATCAGCTCCTCGATGCTGACAGGCTCAATCAGATCATCAAACAGCGCAGGCTTATCAGTGATTAGGCCATGACCCAGGCGGTAGGGCGTTGCTGTAAGCCCCACAACACGCATGGCCGGGTTGATCTCCTTCAGCTCGGCCAGCAGGTTGCGATAGCCCCCCTCTTCTTTGTGGTTCACGAGGTGGCACTCATCAATCAACACCAAATCAATGTGGCCAATCTCCTTTGATTTCGTGCGTACTGACTGGATACCGGCAAACGTGATAGGCTCTCCAAGTTGCCTTTTGCCGATGCTTGCGCTATAAATACCCATTGGCGCGCCTGGCCAATGGAGTCGCATTTTCTCCGCGTTTTGCTCAATCAGCTCCTTGACATGGGTGAGCATCAGAACCCGGGTCTCAGGCCACTTCTGCAAAGCATCCTTGCACAGCGCAGCAACAATATGGCTCTTGCCTGATCCTGTAGGCAACACAATGCACGGATTGCCTTCGTTGCCTGCCTCAAACCAGGCGTAAAGCTGCTCAACGGTGCGTTGCTGGTAGTCACGGAGCATTGCCACAACCCCCCGGGTTAGCCAGCAGCTCCCTGCTGGAGTACACGCCATCCCCAGGCGCACCATTCGCAAGCGTCTTACCCTTCACTACATAGACGGCTTGCCATTCACTAGCGCTCTCTTTGCGCTCCCAAGGCACCAGATCGGGGTGCAACACATGCGACTCGCAAGCCTCACGCTGTGCTTCCACAGGAATCAGGTCATCCCAACGAGCACAATGCCACGTTGAATCAGGCAAAGCCGAGGCATGGGCGCATGTACGGCAGTTCACTTGAAGATATTTTGTCCATTCATTATTTGACATTTAAGTATCTCCGTTGGTTTTTCACTTGTTCGGAATGAGTTGACCATTTGCAGTTGTTCGGCTCATAGTTTCCATCTACATCAATCCGATCTAACGATTTACCTTCTGGTCTTTCACCCATATCGGCCAAAAAATTCTCAAACTTTATCCATTGATCACAGATGGATATTCTCCTACCTCCGTAATGTTTGAAATTTCTTGCATTTGGATTACCGCATCTTGTTCGCATAGAACACCAAGAAACATAAGTTGGGGAAAGTTTTCCATATCGTGCATGACCATGTTTTGTGTGCGTTTCAAGCAAAACATCCAAATGCAAACAGCCGCATGATTTTTTGTTTCCACTTCGGATTTCAACCCCAGATGCAAGCGTTACTTGACCACAATCACAAACACACTTCCAAATAATATTACGTTTCAAATTGCTTAATTTTTCAGCTTGCAAAACAAGCAAACGATCAAACTTTTTGCCAGTCAAATCATGTTTTTGTCTTTGAAAATCTTTAGATGCACACCCACAACTTGGCTCACGACCAGTTCTAAGAGAAACAGCAGTTCTTACACATTGATTTCCACAATCACAAACACACTTCCAGCTTGGATGACGACCTGTAACGCGCTCTCCAATCATTTCCAAAACTGTCAATCTGCCAAATTTATACCCCATTATTTCTGTGCGCTTTGTCATGTTTTACCCCTTGATCACGAAAGCACACTATACCATAAGCAGGGCACATCTTGCACTCGTACCACGTTGGATTGGTGCTGATGGGCTCAGGCATACGGTCCGACTGGGTGATCCTGTGGCCACGCTCCACCAGTTTCTGAGCCGCTGGCAGATCCAAGCGCACCCGCTCTGTGTAGATACGATCATCATCTTTGCAGACTGCTACATACAACGCCCTGTTCAGATCAGTACCAAGCATGTAGAGCTGCATTTGCGCCCAGTGCATCGGCTTTGATTCTTTTACACCCTTCGCTTTTACGTCATTGAATGACTTCAACGAGTGCGTTTTGAACTCGGCGACATGGGGCGTTTTCTTTGCGTCAGGCACACCCGACTCAACCCGAGCATCAATAGACCCAGAGACATGGCTCCCAAAGTCAACTCGGCTCTGACCCGCCGAGGGAGTCCGAACATCAAGGCCAATAGCCCGCAAATCGCTGATAATTTGCTGCTCTTCATTCTGGCCCCTGCGAAAAAGCCGCAAGATGCGGCCTGGAAACTTCTCAACTACAGCCCACCGAAACGACAACCACAACCAACGATCACAGTGATGGCCAAGCATTGAGGCACCCAAGTGGGGACGTGGTTGCTCTTTCTGATCCGCGTGATGCTGGTCAATTAACTGCTGGATTTGATCAAATTCAGGTATTTGCATATAATGGCCTCGGTCTCCTTGAAGTTGATTAGCCCCTCGCGTGAGGGGCTTTTTTTTGCTTACTTCTTAGCCCAAGGTGGCGCAGCTTTGCCGCCAGCAGGCGTAGCCAAGGCAGGCATTGGCAAGCCTGGCGTTGGCATAGAACCACCAGCCACAGCTTTGAAGCCCTTCACCTCGTTGCTATCGCCATACTGTTCACTTGACTTCACTTCCAGCTTGATTGACAGGCTTCCGCCGATAAGCTGATCGGTGTCGTCAACACGAGCCAAGCCGATAGCCCGCATGACTTCACCAAGTTGCTGACGACCAATTTCCTCGGCCTTCGGATTGGGGTTCTTGATGTTCAGGTTAGCAAACACGACTCGGCCTTGGTGAGTTGGGCCTGTGATTGAGTATTTCACGGCAACGTATTCGCCATTTCCCGCCTTCGTTTGCTTGATCTCAGCGCCGGAAATAGTGGCCGAGTACCAGCCAGGTGGCAAAGGCTGAAAGTCGCTAGTGCCTTTTGGCAGATCAGATATGTCATACGATTGTGAGAGTGAGGCCATGATTAGGTTTCCTTGCGTGTAATTGAGAATGATGGCCGTGAGGCCGTTGTAGTGATTGCATCTAGCAGTGGGCCAGTGATTGATTCATGTGCAGCTTTCCAAGCAGACATGTTGATCTCGGGCTTCCATCTAAACAAACTTGAGAGGTGTTCGGTAAGCCCGGCTTCCTCTGCTAGTGACTGAAGTTTAGCACTATCTATCTTGTGGTCAATACGTCCAGCTACTTTTATTTCATAGAGAGGCGTTATTTCTTTAACAGTGCCTTCTAAGTTCTTAGCCAGATTCAAGGCTTCAAACAGCTTGTCTTCTGCCTCACGGCGCATTGCCGTGGCTCGGCGCTCCTCGTTCTTGGCATCTTCCCAGTCAGCAGCCAAAGATTCAATTGTTATCTTGTCCATCAGCTTAGATCCCACAACATGTAAAGAACGATTGCTAAGGCGATCCCGAACAGGGTTCCCATCAACCAAAGTACATCGTTCATAAGTTTTCCTCCAACGAGCTCAACAGATCAGAATAAATCCAGTCTGCTACTGAAGATTGCCCAAACATGCGCTCATGGTTTTGCTTTGATTTAACAAACAATGCAACAAGCGAATTGCTTTTCTCTTTAATCTTGCTTTTCTCTTCAATCCAGCGCGTCATGTTGAAGGCTTCAAGCATTGTGATGACAAGAATCTCCCGGCCCTCGGTGTCTTCATAAATTGCTTCCGAAATGCACTTTGTGCTTACGTGTTCTTTGAAATCTTCGTAGTTCATTCCTCACCCCTTGCGCGGATCATGTCGGCACAATCCATCGGCCCCATACTGTCGTAAAAGGAGACCGTTTCGCACACCTTCGCACACGCTTCACGCTCGGCAGCTGCAACAAGGGCGGCGAAGCGTTCAAGGAATTGGTTTGTTTTTGCTGCATACAGCACCGTGTTTTTCCCATCTTCACGGTTTGTAGAACCGTCTTCAGTCGCAGCATCCCGAGCCATCTTGAAGATGTCTTCTCTTGTCATTCCTCCCCCCTCGACACGGCCAGCATGGCGTCGGCCAGGGCGTAGCACTCGCGTGCGATACCGATCGCGGTCGCGCCTGGGTCATTCGGTTCGCCCAGCGTGAGAATCTCGCCGTCATTACGAAGCGTGAGACAGTAGTCTTTGGCTACCCACGGCAGGGCCTTCGCGGCGATGTAGTCGCGTAGCGGGATGGTGGGGGGTGTGGTTGGTGTTGGCGCGGGCTGCGCGTAAGTTGCTGCGGGGATGTTGAATTTTGTGTCGTTCATTTTGCTCTCCAGTGTGGTTAACGTATTTGTCATACAACCCCCCCAATCTTGGCAATGACGGCCCCCAGATCCGGCCCTTCCCAAGTGCCGAGCTTGCCAGAGCGATCCTTGGCCAGCCACAACCCGTCCGAGTCGCACATCAGCGCACGCTGGGTATTGCCGTCCCCATCTTTCTCAACTCGTAGGGCCAGCACTTCATCAAAAAAATACGGGAGCGCCTGCCCGGTTTTGTTACCCGGCATCGATGGCGAATACAGAACTCGGCCCATTTCGTCCTGGGTCTTCTCTAACTTAGCAGTCATCAGTACGTGGCGGCCTGGCAGGTCACGGAAGGCGCGGATCACATCGGCCATCTGTTCCTGCATTGCGCCATAAGCAGCACGGGGGTCTTTGTTCGTCTTCTTCTCGTGGTTAAGCACGACCTCGGCAATCTCCGAGATTGAATCAATGGCTACTGACTTGAACCCCTTTGCTTCGTCAGATTTCGTGAGCCATTCGTAGGCTTCTCGCAAGGCATCCATGGAGTTGATTTCAATGAAAGGTACATCAGCACCAGCGATAGAGAGCAGCCCGCCTTCGGCTGATAGGACAACAGGAGTCGGCAGTGTAGGAATAAGGGAAGTCTTGCCTGCGCCAGCTTGGCCGTAAACGAGGAGTTTGACCCCAGAGGCTGCAAGTTGGCCGGTAGTTTTGAGATTGATTGCCATGAGTTACTTTCAAAAAGGCGCTAGTGGCGCAGGTTGTTGTGGGGTTTGACGAAATGGGGTGGGCTTAGGCTTAGGCAAAGCCACCCCCTTGTATGTTGGGAATGGCCAGTCTTTCATTCAGGGCCCAATTCTTGAACAAGGAGCTTTACCTTTTCTTCAATGCTTGCTTGATAAAACGCATCCTCGTCCATCAAATGTCCTACCGTCCAGGAACATTCGCTACACCCATCCGGGGCTAGGTTGTAAGACCACAGGCCCCAGTCCTCGGCGATGTCTGCATAGGTGCAGTGCCCGTAATGAAAGTCGTAGTTATAGATGTAGTTGCTGCCCATCAGAAGGCCACCCCGTTATTGATGCAATCTGCATAAACTTCAGCAGCGTCTTTTGCTTCGTCGCGGCTGTCGCAGGTCGTGATCATCCGGTCACGACAGGGATAGTCAGACTCCCACACGCACCAGTAATCGCCCACCTGGGCGGCGTACACTTTGATGAAGCCGTCTTTGTGAATCAGTTCCATTTGTCTATCTCCGTTCGCTGCACCGTCAGGGGATCTGTTCGTGCAGTGTTGACACTATAACTTGTTGAGGTGTAGGATGTCAACATCCCAACACAACATTTTTCACAATCATGCTAACACTAGAACAGATCAGGGAACAGCTCCAAGATCGTCGTTTGACGATCATTGCGGAGCGCACGAAGCTACATCCGAACACGCTGCGGGACATACGTAATAACCCTCAATGCAATCCGTCTCACAGAGTGTTGTCTGCTCTGAGTGAATATCTGACAAGCAGTGCAAAATTAGTTCAAGACTGATTGCACACCTATTGCTTTCCTGTTAGTCTTTCATGCCAACATGAAAAGGAGTGCGGAAAGTGACGACACAAGAAGCGATAGAGTTTTTTGGGGGGCGCAGGCAACTGGCGGAGATGCTGAGTGTTTGGCCCCAAGTAATTTATGCATGGGGTGAAGAGCCCCCGATGTCCCGGCAGTACGAATTAGAAGTAAAAACTAAAGGCGTACTGAGGGCACGAAATGACGCAACGATCAAATCTTGAGGTTGCGTTAACTTATGCTTCATGGGGCTGGAAAGTCTTGCCGGTGATGGCTAACAGCAAATTACCTGCTACGGCTCACGGCGTACATGATGCAACTGATGATCCTGAGCAAATCAGGGCATGGTTTGCACAAAATAATCAATTGAACATTGGTGTTGCAGCGGGCCAGGCGTCCGGCATTATTGTGTACGACATCGATCCTCGCAACGGGGGCCAAGACAGTTGGGATGAGTGGACAACAAAACACGGGAACCTACCGGACGGCATCACAGCATTGACGGCTGGGGGCGGCTTTCACTATCTTGCAGCTTATGAAGACGGCATCAAGTCTTGTAAGCTCTTAGACGGCGTTGATCTTCTTGCGAATGGCCGTTACTTTGTAGCGTACCCTTCCGAGATTGAGGGTAAAACGTATCAATGGGAAGCATCAAGCGATCCATTTGATGGTGTTGCACCAACTAGCACCCCGGCAAATTGGCTTGCCTCAATGATGCCGATCAAGAAGGAGCGGTCGGCATCTAATGATTCATCACTCATCAAAGGCAATCGCAACTCTGGCTTGACTAGTCTTGCTGGTGCAATGAGATCGTACGGCATGAGCGAAGCGGAAATTCTTGCTGCTCTAAGCGTAGCGAATGAAACCCGTTGCGAGATCCCGTTGCCTAGTTCTGAGATACGGCAAATTGCTCATTCGGTCTCACGTTATGAGCCGAACAGCGACGTTGCAAGTTCTGTTGCGCTTGGTGCAGAAGCGGCAGAATCTTTGCTTGAGAATTCTTCTCCCCAAGCAAGTGACTATTTTCTGACACGTGGCAGCTCGTTTATTGATGAACCCTCACCCACAAAGTGGATCATCAAAGAGTGGTTAGCGGCCCATTGTGTAGCAATGATCTTCGGCCCATCAGGTGCAGGAAAAAGCTTCATTGCACTAGACATGGCTTGCTCGATTGCCGCCGGTATCCCATGGCAGGGCATCAAAACAAAGCCTGGCGTTGTGGTTTATCTTGCTGGTGAAGGTAACTACGGAATTCGCAAACGGATTGCTTCATGGGCAATTGAGCACAATACAAAACAGCTTGACAACCTTCTAATCAGCAATAGACCTATTGATTTAGACAGCCCAAGAGCTGCGGCAGAAGTGATAAAGCTTGTTCGATCAATCACTCAAGACCCCATCAGCCTATTGGTTGTGGACACGGTGAACAACCACATGAGCGGAGACGAAAACGCAGCAAAGGATGTACGCGCAATGGTCAATTCATGCAGCACAGCCTCATCAGCTTTGGGCGCCACCACAGTCTTCATTCACCACACTGGCGTAAGCGAGACAGCTCAAGGCCGAGAACGAGGCTCAAGCGCATGGCGTGGCGGCCTTGACTTCTCAATATACGTCTCGCGCACAACCGACAAGTTTATTAAGATAGAAGCAAAGAAAGTCAAAGACGACAAAGAGCCCGAGCCTATATATGGAACCCTTAAACCCGTCGCCTTGGGCTGGAAAGACGAAGACGGCGAAGAAATATCTGGAGCGGTTTTCTCAATGACCAAAGACTATGAGGTTAAAGAGAAAAGTAAGGAATCGGATTATTCAAGGGATTTGAAGATTTTCATATCTTCTTGGATTGAGTCAGGGAAAGAGCGCCAAGATGGACAGCCTTTCCTGTACAGAAGCGCTCTCATTGACCATCTGGTGAAAGCCGGTCGCACCCAGTCAGCCGCCGAAACATACGTCAAACCAGGGGCGAAGGGGCGGCTCATAAACAACCTACTTTTGGCCGGAGTGATAGAGATTGTCAAAAATGGCTTCGTCGTCGTTGAGCCAGTTACGGCCAGTGCAATGGCGCTGCAAGGGGGGAAAAATTAGCTTAAATTGCTTAAAAAAGAGGCAGTTGTTAGATTGTTAATAGGTGTCAGAAAATTAACAAGTTCGCGGGACAAATGTTGGAATAGCACAAGGGATTGTTTAAAAGTCAAAATGTCTCGCGGGACAAACGGGACATTTTGTTAAAAAACTCTGCTTCCTTGTTTAAAACGTGATACAGGTAAAAATGCTCAAATTATAGTGAAATGGTAATAGTGTTTAAAAGTTGTTGGCGCGGTGTTAAAATGTTAACGCGGGACAACGGGACAAACGCGGGACAATGGGGAAATTGTCCCGTTTGGCAAGGCATAATTAGCGGGACAAACGGGACACTCTCTTTAGAGAGTGTCACGATGTCCCGTGAAATGATGCGGAAATCAACGTAGGAGAAAGAGATGAGTGAAAAGGAAGAAATCAGGCTGGAAATGGAAAGCCGAATGACAGAAGAAATGAAGCTCTGGTTCAGGAAGCTTATTGAAGCAACTCATGCCGGAGATGAGCTCGGAGTCGCTAGAGCCGGTAAGCGTTACAACGAATTGCAAGATAAAGTTAGGGAGCACTAACATGGATGAAGATTTTGAAAAGTCCGGTCAAGAAATTGACAAGCCGGTTCGAGGGGGGGCGAGAGAGGGGGCTGGTAAGCCTCCTTTAGTTCCAACGGACGAAGAACGGGCATACGTTGAGAAACTATCGGGTATCGGACTGGTGCAGGAGCAGATCGCAGCATTGATCCGGGATGGTATTCATAGCGACACTCTGAGGGATCACTTTGGGAAGGAGTTATTGGCTGGTAAGGCAAAGGCTAATGCGGCGATCGGTGGGACGCTGTACCAGAAGGCGATTAAGGGAGATACTGGCTCACTTATCTGGTGGACTAAAACACAGATGAGATGGGCAGAAACTCAGAAACACGAGATAGTGCATACTGGTATTAGTATTACTGATGCGCTGGAGGCTGCGAAGGCCCGGCTGATTGCTGGGGACATCATCGAGGCGAAGATCGTGGAACCTCGCCAGATTGAGGATGGGTCAGGGCAGGGGGAGACGTAAAAAAAGGCCCTTGGGGGCCTTGTGGTGAGTTGGTGGGCTATTTGTCCTTGGTGACGCAGAGCACGATGATGATTAGTAGGAAGATCACAGTGGGCTCGAAAAGGTCGTTCATTCGTCTTCGTCCTGGTTGAAGATGGTGCAGCTCAGAAAGAGCAGGATGATGCAGACAAGGTTGGGATCAAGTTGCATGGGGGGCCTCCTTGCTGGATTGTGTAGGGCGCCCCCCCCCAATGTCTGTAGGGCCATTTCTATTTCTTGTATGCATCGCCGATTAGCGTGAATCGATAGAGGCAGGCGATGCATTGAAGGCGTCTGCGCTTGCCCCCCAGGCGCTTGCATAACCTTGTCTCAAGTACCCGGCCTGGGGATTTGCATAGTGGGCACATCAGAGGCCCCTGTGGAAGAGCTGCTCTACATACGCTGGGCTTACATTGAACTGGAGGGCCGTGAGTTGGGTTGCTATGTGGAAGGGCGCCTGGTGGTCTGAGATCAAGCTTAGGAGGTGGCTCAGGATCGTTTGGGGCATTGTGGGCCTCAGAAGTAGATTGCTAGGACGTAGCCGGCGAGTGAGCCCAGGATAAGGGCGAAGGCTACTTCTTGCCAAAATTCATTGGGGTTCTTCATATGATCCTTTGCTGGGGCCGGAGCCCCTGGGTGGTTAGGTGCGCTTGAATTTGCAACCCGCGAAAACCTTCAATGCCTCATCCTTTGCTTCTGCCAATGAAGAGAAGCCTCGAACCTTTCCGTCACCCTTCAGCAGCAACCAGGGGGCTGATTCGTTTGCTTTGTATGTGTCGGCAGATTTATCAATCTTGTTGATTGAGGCAACGTACTTGCTTGCTTGGTAGATGTGGATCATGGTCATTCCTTAGTTAGTTGCTGCGAGGTCCGTTAATTCGTGTTCCGCAGTGACTCCAATGTAAACGATTCTTTTGCAAAAGAACACTAGGGAAAACACTAGGCGTACGTTTGACACAGCAAAAGTACCCACGCCCACGCTGTCGCACAGCTCATGCATGTTTTTATGTTCTCCGCGCATGAGGCTACCCCTGCCGCTGCCATGCTCGTTTGACAATCGAGGGGGGGGTAGGGCCCTGCCGACCGGGCCGTGTGGAAGCCATCCCCCACACAAAATTTTATTTTCTTCTATAGACTCTCCACATATTCTCACACTCCTTCATTAACTATGCAAACCACCATTTACAAGCCTCAGCAGGAGCAGGAGCTGATGTCGTTGATCTGGAGTTCTCAGATTAGGGACAACCCGTTGGCGTTTGTGTTGTATGCGTTTCCTTGGGGTGAGAAGGGTACTCCGCTGGAGCGTTTTTCTGGGCCGAGGAAGTGGCAGAGGGAGGTGTTGAGTGAGATGGCGGAGCATATTAAGGCGAACAAGGAGTTAGCTGATGCCAAGTTGCCCCACGAGAGTGAGGACGATATTGGTTTTAAGGTGTTGCGGAGTGCGGTGAGTTCTGGGCGGGGGATTGGCAAGTCGGCGTTGGTGTCGTGGATTGTGATTTGGATGTTGTCGACGCGGATTGGGTCTACGACGATCATTTCGGCCAATAGTGAGCCGCAGTTAAGGTCTGTGACGTGGGCTGAGATTACGAAGTGGTTGGCGATGGGGTTGAATTCGCACTGGTTTGAGATTAGTGCGACGAGGGTGTTACCGGCGAAGTGGTTAGCGGAGTTGGTGGAGAAGGATTTACGCAAGGGGACGAGGTATTGGGGTGTGGAGGGTCGGTTGTGGAGTGCTGAGAACCCGGATGCGTATGCGGGGGTGCACAACTTTGATGGTGTGATGGTGATTTTTGATGAGGCGTCGGGTATTGATGACTCTATTTGGTCTGTGGCGACGGGGTTTTTTACTGAGAACACGCCGAATCGGTTTTGGTTGGCGTTTAGCAATCCACGGCGTAATGCGGGGTACTTTTTTGAGTGTTTTGGGGCGAAGAGGGACTTTTGGAAGACGAAGGTGATTGATGCGAGGTCGGTGGAGGGGACTGACAAGGCGGTGTATGAGCAGATCATTGAGGAGTATGGTGAGGACTCGATTCAGGCGCGGGTGGAGGTGTATGGGGAGTTTCCTGCGGCTGGGGAGGATCAGTTCATCTCTCCGGTGGTGGTTGAGGATGCGTTTAAGCGACCAAGGTACAAAGACCCAACAGCACCCATAGTGATTGGTGTGGATCCGGCGCGGGGTGGGATGGATTCGACTGTGATTGTGGTGAGGCAGGGGCGGGACATTGTGGCGATCAAGCGGTACAAGGGTGAGGACACGATGGCTGTTGTGGGGCACGTTATTGATGCCATTGAAGAGTACAAGCCAGTCCTTACCGTAATTGACGAAGGAGGGTTGGGTTATGGGATTCTTGATCGGCTTAACGAGCAAAAGTACAAAGTAAAAGGTGTGAATTTCGGATCAAAATCCAAAACTCCGCTCATGTATTTGAACAAGCGGGCTGAAATGTGGGGCACAATGAAGGAATGGCTAAAAACTGCGTCAATGCCCGTTGATCGCAGCCTTAAAGCTGACTTAACTGGCCCACTAAAGAAGATGAACTCAACCGGAACAATACAATTGGAAGGCAAGAAAGAAATGAAGGCCAGAGGATTGGCGTCTCCCGATGCCGCAGATGCGCTTTGTGTCACCTTTGCATTTCCTGTTTCTCACCGTGAACAACGCGAATTGTCAAGGGCTGTAAAGCACTATGGTGGAAATTCTCCATCCACGGGTTGGATGGGATCATGACTCGCGCAGAAGCGTTGGCTAATGGCTTGTCTGTTTACTTTACGGGCAATCCTTGCAAGCAAGGTCACATAGCTGATAGGTGGGTTGCAAATTGGACATGCGTGGTTTGCCATGCAAAAAGATGTGCTGAGTTTTTGCCAAAGTGGCGCGAAAAGAACCCCGAAAAAACCAAAGCGTACTCACAAAAGTATGCAAAAGTCCATGCCGAGCAAAACAAAGCTTGGAGGCTTGCAAACAAGGAAAGATGCGCTGAAACCGGGAGGAGTTGGCGGCAAAAGAACCCTAAAAAGTGCAATGCATTTAGCCGGGAATGGAGGGGCCGCAACCGCGATTTGATGAATGTTCTGAAGGCTAAACGCCGGGCCGATCTGCTTATGCGGATTCCAAAATGGTTGTCTGTAGACGAGAAATGGATGATTGGTCAGGCATATGCACTAGCCAAACTACGAGCCAAAATGACTGGCTTTGATTGGCATGTAGATCATGTGATCCCCTTGCGCGGCAAGAACGTGTCTGGTTTGCACACTCCGTACAATTTGCAAGTAATCCCGGCGGTTGAAAATCTGAGGAAAGGAAACAGGCACGGACTCGCCACCAGTAGCGAGTAGGGAGTACAATCCGAAAAACGTGCGTCGGTTGAGTAGCTTAGGCCCTGGCGGCGTTACTAACTCTTGGATGGGATCTTAATCATGGCTAACACTAAACCTATTGGCGTTGCGTATTCTGACCAGGACATTACTGGTGCTGACACTGTATCGGCTAACTTGGTGTATTCAACGGCTGAGTTGGGGTATGCGACTGCGGCGCAGGGGACTGTGACTCAGTTGACCAGCAAATCTACGGCTGTTACGTTGAACAAGTCTGCTGGTCAGATCACGATGAACAATGCTGCGCTAACGAATGGCGCGATCATTTCGTTCACGTTGAACAACACTTTGTTGTCTGCTCGTGATGTGTTGACTGTCAATGTGTCTGGCGGTATTGCCACTACCGGCACTTACACTGCGTTTGTTTCCACGGTTGCTGCTGGTTCGGCTGTCATTAGCTTGTACAACGTCAGTGCTGGTTCGTTGTCTGAAGCTGTTGTGTTGAATTACGCGGTTATTCACTGCGTGTAATCATGGCTGGCAAGAAGAACGTATCTCTTAGCGTAGGTCGTGGTGAGAAGTTGCCTACGGCTAAGGGTGCTGGATTAACTGCCAAGGGGCGCGAGAAGTACAATGCGGCCACTGGCAGTAATTTGAAGGCTCCTGCGCCGAGTCCAAAGACTGAGGCGGACAAGGGGCGTAAGGCTTCTTTTTGTGCCCGTATGGGCGGCGTGGCTGAGAAGGCCAAAGATGGCGAACGTGCTAAGGCTGCACTTAAAAGGTGGAAATGCTAATGGCTACCAAACCTGGGCTATATGCCAACATTCACGCAAAGCAAGCTCGTATTAAGGCTGGCAGTGGTGAGAAGATGAGAAGTCCTGGCGCTTCTAATGCGCCAACGGCCAAGGCTTTTAAAGAGTCTGCCAAGACTGCCAAGACTGCCAAAACTGCCAAAAAGGGTAAATGATGCCTTTGGTCAAATCTAAATCTGCTGAAGCGTTCCGCAAAAACGTGAAGGCTGAGGTGGGTGCTGGCAAGCCTGTGAAGCAGGCGGTGGCCATTGCTTACTCTGTCAAGCGATCTGCTGCCAAACCTACACCAAAGAAGAAATAGCACATGGGTGAATTGACTGCGGCGGGATCGGTTACTAATGAGAAGCGATCTGGGGGCAAGTCAGACTCTGACGTGCTGGCTAAGGCGCGTTCTCGGCTTAACATGGCGATCTCGGCGTATTCAGAGAGCCGTGAGGATGAGCTGGACGATCTGAAGTTCTTTGCTGGCTCTCCTGACAACCATTGGCAGTGGCCTGCGGATGTGTTGGCTACTCGTGGGGCGGTGCAGGGTCAGACGATCAATGCACGGCCTTGCCTGACGATGAACAAGCTGCCTCAGCATGTGCGTCAGGTGACGAACGATCAGCGCCAGAATCGTCCCTCAATCAAGGTCATTCCGGTGGACGATCAAGCTGATCCTGAGATGGCTGAGATCTATGACGGGCTGGTGCGTCATATTGAGTACATCTCGGACGCTGATGTGGCGTATGACACGGCTTGTGAGAACCAGGTTGTGTACGGCGAGGGCTACATCCGGCTGTTGACGGAGTATTGCGACGAAAACTCCTTTGACCAGGACATCAAGATTGGCCGGGTCAGAAATGCGTTCTCGGTGTACATGGATCCAACGATTCAGGATCCTTGTGGGTCGGATGCCAAGTGGTGCTTCATTACTGAGGACATTCTCAAGGAAGACTACGAGCGCATGTTCCCGGATGCTAATCCTATCTCTACGTTGGAAACGTTGGGGGTGGGGGATCAGTCGTTGTCGCAGTGGGTCAATGAGGACACAGTACGGATTGCTGAGTATTTTCACATTGAGCATGAGAAGAAGACTCTGAACCTGTACCACGGGAATGTGTCTGCTTTTGTGGGCGATCCGCAGGACAAGCAGATGAAAGCGATGGGCATGAAGCCTATCCGTACCCGGCTGGTGGATGTGCAGCGCGTAAAGTGGTGCAAGATTAACGGATATGAGATTCTGGAAGAGCAGGACTGGGCGGGGAAGTTTATTCCTGTGGTTCGCGTGGTTGGCAATGAATTTGAGGTGGATGGTCGGCTGTATGTGTCTGGTTTGGTGCGTAACGCCAAGGATGCACAGCGGATGTACAACTATTGGGTGAGCCAAGAGGCCGAGATGTTGGCTTTGGCACCTAAAGCGCCGTTCATTGGGTATGGGGGCCAGTTTGAGGGTTATGAGAACCAGTGGAAGACGGCTAACACGCAGAACTGGCCGTATTTGGAGGTCAACCCGGACGTTACAGATGGTCAGGG